CCAGGGGGCGCGGCGAGAGCACCACCGTGGTGGCGGTACTGGTCGTACAGGTAGGACTGCTGCGCGTGCGTCCGGGACGCACCGTAGGGGTTTGTGATGTCGAGGCGGATGCCGGTGGCCCACTGGCACTCGGTGCGCATGGCGTCGAACGCGGCGGCAGCCGAGGGGTCGAGGTAGAGGTCCGGGGCCTCGATGAGGGTCAGCGTCACAGGCGTGCCTCCAGAGCATCCACCCGGGCGGCGAGGCGCTGGACTTCCTTGAGCAGCGCGACGGCCAGCAGCTCGTATTTGATGGACTCGGTTTCGCCGTCCTCGTGGACGACGAGCATCGGCTCGACGTCGTTGGCCTCTTCCGCGATCAGGCCGAGGCGGACCGTTTTGCGCTCGTCGGCTTTGAGCACATAGGTGACGGGGCGGAGGTCGAGGATCGAGCCCTCATAGTCGACGACGTGGGACTTGTACCGGATCGAGGACGGGGTCACGCCGAGGCGACCGTCGCCGTTGCGATACATGGCGACGTAACCGCTAGTGACCGGAGCCATGTTCGGGGCGTAGATGTGTCCGGTGATCGTCTCGTCACCACTGATAGACAGGCCGAGTGTGCCAAGGACCTTGTTCATGATCCACGCGGAACCATCGAAATAGCATTGCCCGGAGGCAGAGTCCAGACGGGCGGCCGTGCTCGCCGAGGCGGCGGTCGTCGCGGCCAGTGGGGACGGCAGACGGGCGGCGTCGAGGGTGCCCGTCGTGATGTTTACCGCGTCGTGGTTGTGATTGGGGATACGGGCGAGTGCAAGGGTGCCCGATGTTATATCGGCGGCAGCGTGGACGTGAGCGGTGGCCGGCACACCGAGGGCGGTCCGGGCTGCGGCAGCGGTCGTCGCCCCGGTGCCGCCCTTCGTGATCGGTACGGTGGGCAGGCGGGCCGAGTCGACGGTGCCCGATTTCAGATAGGTCGCGTTTGTGACTGCATCGCGGGTGTAGTTGATCTCTGAATATCCGAGGTTAACCTTCCCGGTCGCGGCGACGACCGCCATCCCGGCAGCAGCAGCAGCATCTCCGTTAGCCATGGTGGGTGCCCCTTTCTAGGCGTAGGTGTTCCAAGTGATCGCGTCGGCGAGAGAGTTCCAGAGCAGCGAGTCAGGGGCGGACAGCCACGACTCCAGCGGGGTGTCCGTGAGGCCTCGGGATTTGACCGTCATGAGGTCATCCGGGTAGTCGAACGTCACCGAGGTGACGATGCCGGTCTGGGTGGGGGTCGTCGGCAGGGTCACACTGAGCGACTTCCACGGGGTCACGTCCGGGTCAGCGATCGCGGTCAGATCCAGCACCCGGCCCTTGCCCTCGGCCCGCCCACGAATGGCGACGGCAGCACCGACGCCAGGCCATGGGGTGTCCCGGTCCACGGTGAGCACCCGCCCGCCCGTGCCGGCGGCATCGAACGCCTCCCGGCGGGTGCCCGTGCTATCCGTCCAGGCGTATCGGACGACGACCGAGTCGTACCACTCTTCGGAGCGGCTGATCGTTTCCGTGCCCTCGACGGCGTTGAACCCGGAGGCGACGACGACCGTCCCGTCGACGAGCAGGTCGGCGGCGACCAGATACCAGCGTCGAGCCTCGTCACAGTAGAACCGCAACCCGGACGCCTCGACGAGCGGGGCGACGAAGTCCCACGAGGTTTGTCCCGGCTGCTGGGCGAACAGGTCGAGGCTGACCCCGTTGGTGGCGATGCGTCGTGAGGTGGTCTGGTGGGCGGGGCCCGTCCAGGCGTAGGAGTAGTTCGCGTCGGAGGCGGTCGCCCCGTCGAAATAGAACGGGACGCGCCGACCCTCGACGAACGTCAACCCGGTTGCCGACATCTTCTTACCGACCGTGGGCAGGGTGCCGCTGGCATGCTGGAAGTCGACGCGAGCGTAGGCGGCACCCGCCGGGGCAAGTGCCGAAACGGTGCGCGTCTCGACAGCGCCGGAAGCGTGCACGACCGTCGTCCCGGTGGCCGATGACACGATGCCGTTGGCTGCGTTGTACCAGTAGAGGACGGCACGGGTGCCCGCGCCCGCCCAGTCAACGTGACCGTAGATCAGAGCGGTGTAATATTTCCCCGGAGTGACCGGCATAGACCCCGCGACACCGTACCCGGCATAGTAGTAGACGCCGGAGGATAGGCCGGTTGGGGCGGTTGTGAAGGTCATCACAGCCCAGTTGGAGAACGCGCTCACAGCGGCCCGTGCGAACGTCGAGACGCCGCCCGTCCCGGTACCTCGCGCCCAGTTCGCAATGTCCACGCCCAGCTGCGGGTTGGCGCACAGATTCGTGGCGTCCGTGTAGTAGGTCTTGTCGGCTGTGCCCGTCTGGAGGGTGGCACCGAACCCGGCGAGGACGTTGTTGATGAGTGCCCGGAGGGATGCCGTGTAGGCCTCGGCGGTCGTGTCTGGGGTGGTTGCGGCACGGCCGGCGTCGATGAGTAGTGCCTCGTCGGTGCGGAGGATGAACGTCGTCTCGGCCGGCGTGTGGTCGATGCGCCGCTCGTGGAGCAGCAGGTTCCACACGCGGCTGACCCCGTCGCGAGTCTGGGTGACGAGCACCCGGAGGGCGACACGCGGGTCGACCAGTACCAGTTCAGCGTCCGAGGGGCGGGCACATACCAGTGTGATTTCACCGTAGGGGCGCTGCGACTCGTCGAGGGTGAGGGTGGCCGACTTGACGTGCAGGGTGACGGTCGGGGACGACTGCACCACGGCGGTCAGGTTGTGGGCCGAGGTCACGGTGTTACCTCTTGGAAGTCCACCGAGACGGTCCACAGTTCGCGTGTCTGGTCGTCGAGCTCGACGACGATCGTCCCGTGGGCGACGTAGGACATGTTGATGCCGGATACGTCAGGGTCGGCCAGGGTGAGCACCACGGGCAGGGCGTGGAGAGCCTCGGCTGCGAGGGCTTCCGCCTGGGTGGCGAAGAGCAGGACGAGGGTGCCGGTGCGGAGGCGAGCGGCCCGGAGCGTCACCTCGGGGGATGCGCTGGCGATGATGGTGTGGACGACGTTGCCGGATTCGCGGGTGGACGTGTAACCGTCGACGAGGATCGGGGTTACCGTGGTGACGCCGTCGGAGAGAGTGGTCATAGGATGCCCCGCCCGTATTGGTCCTTCATGCCGACGGTGAACGTCAGTTTCCGGCGTTGCAGCTTGTCGAGGGCGGCATGCGCTGCGGCCGTGTCGAGCGTCGGGGTGAGCGGTACCGTCTTGGGGATGCGGGCGAGCGTGTCGGCGGTGGCTGAGACGGACGACTCGCGGGACTGCTGGATGGCCAGTTCGGCGGCGGCGACCTCTTTGTTGTCCTTCTGGATTTGCTGCTGGTCCCGGAGTTTGTCGGTGACGTTCTGAATTTGGCCGGCCTCTTTGTCGACCAGGATTGCCCGGTTCGCTTGCACCCCTTGGACTTCCTCGATCACCTTCCGGCGATCCTCGTACTTGGCGGTGCCGGCCTCGATGACTTGGGCGAGGGCACCCTCATCCCCGGCGCGTGCTTTGAGCATCGTCTGCCAGGACACCCCGGCTGTGATGGCGTCCTCTTTGATGCCCTCCAGCGTCTTCCCGTTGTCCTCCCAGATCAGACGGTGTTGCTCGGCGAGCAGCTGCTCAGAAGACAACCACGTCCGCCCGTCCTCGGCTGCGTCCGCATACAGGCTGGAGAACGACTCTTTGAGGGCGTCCGATTCCTCTTGCTGTTTCTGTAGCTCGGTGGTGATGAGGCCAAGCCCGACGGCGGCGGCGATACCGGCAGCGGCACCGGCGGGGCCGAACCCCTGGAAGGCGTTCGCGGCGAGCTCTTGGAATCCGCCGGCGATGGACTCGGCGGAACCATCGAACGATGCGGCTACCTCTTTCGCGGTCGAGTTGGCTTCGTCTTTGAACTCCTCGGTCCCCTCCTCGGCATGCTTCATGCCGTCCTTGATGTCGTCGCCCGCGGAGCGGCCGGCCTTCGAGGACTTCCTGAGGGCATCGACGAGCTCCTGGTTAGCCTTCTCGTTCTTCTCGGTGGCTTTCTGGGCGCCCTTCATCGAGTCCTCGAGCTCGTCGCCCGTCTTGCCGCCCGCCCTGCCAACGTCCTTGAGTACGTCCTCTACGTCCTCGAGCGGCTCGATCATGCCGGTGCGGACGCCGCGGGTGAAGTCCTTCTCGTCAGCGGTGATCGGGATCGCGATTCCCTTGGACATGGTTACCTCCTCTCGAATGCTTCGTGGAACGTGCGGACGGTGGTTTGCACCCAGAGGGATGCGACTCGGGGGATGACGTTGGCGGCGGCCTGCCAGACGACGTAGCCCTTCGGGTTTCGGGGGCGCAGCTGGTGGGTGGTGTGCCGCTTGTAGGTGACGCTGCCCTTCTTCGTTCGCCTGGTGACGCTGCGGACCCGGTCCTGGTCGGCACCGAACTCGACAGCTGCTGTGAGCTCGAAGGGCTTCGTGCCCGACTTGAATGCGCGGCCAATGTGGCCGGCCTTCAAGGTCACGGTCTGGTTGGAGACCAGGACACGGGTGTTCTGGGCGAAGGTGCGCACCTCGAGGCGGGTGGTGGTCTCCTCGGCTACGGCCTTCGCCCAGACGGGCTCAACGACTTTCCGCGTCTGGTCACGAATCTGCTTGGCGAGCTCCTTGTCCATGCCTCGGAGGGCGAGGATGGTCGCTTGGAGCTCGGCGGACTCGAAAACACTGATGCGGAAACCCATCGGGCACCTACGCTGCGGGGACGAGGACGGGCTTGCCCTTGACGCCGAGACTGACCGAGGCAACACCGACCGTGTCGACCGCACCACCGATCGAGCCGGGGGCGACGATCAGGGTGGCAGTGAAGCCGGCACCACCGTTGACGGGCTCGAAGGTGACGGCGATCTCTTCCCCCTCGTTCTCAAACAGGTACTGGCTGAGGCTCGAGGCGGTCTCCCAGTCCTGGGCGTAGGAGAGGTTGCACACCCATGTGGCGGTGGTGCCGAAGCTGAACACTGCGGAGGGTTTGAGGCCCTTCCAGTTGACGACGGAGGAGGTGGGCACGAATTCCACAGTGGAGACGTGTGCCTCGTAGTTGTCAGCTGCGACCTGGAAGACAGAATCGGTGAGGGTGAACGGGTTGACGGGACGATCGGCCATGGTCAGGCCTCCTTCTTCTTGGGGACGGTGATGGTGAACTTGATCTGATAGCCCGGATACTCGGCGGCGAGCACGATCCCCTTGGTCGCGGAGCTCCAGCGCAGCTTCTTGACCTTGTCGAGGATGACGAGCAGATCAATGACCTGGTCGTCGAGGAGGTATTCGCCCTTCTCCGGGTCTTTGTTGGGGGCGGCGATCGTGAGCTCGTAGTCCACGTCGTACGCGCCCTGGGGGTTGGAGGCGGCCCGCCTGATGTCGTTCTGGGAGAGCATGACGGTGATCTTCTCGAGGGAGTCGATCGTCCGGTTGGTATCGACGTAGGCCCACGTCTTGGGGAATGCCGGCTTGAGCTGCTCGTTCATCCACTGGCGGAGGTTGATGTCGTCGCTCATGCGAGTGCACCCCCCTGGATGGGTCCGCGGGGGCGGAGGGTTTCCTGAATCTGCCAGTCGAGCGGGTAGGGGCGCATCACGAAGTCACCTTCGCCGGACTCACCGGAGGGGGCGACCTGGTCGGAGTTCCACTTATTGCGGGCCTGCATGAGCTGCGCAGCCATGTAGTGGCCGGGCACCCGCTGACCGTCCTCGAGGGCGGGGGCGAACTTGAGGACGGACAGTTTGGCGGAGCCGAGCAGCGAGTACAGGCGGGCGTCGTAGCTGGGGGCGTCACGCCACTCCTCGCGGGCCTCCTCGAGCGTGTACCAGCCGTTGTCGAGCTCGTCAGCGACGAGGCGCACCACGGGCAGCACCTCACGGACGCCGGCCGCTTCGCCGATGAGGCGGAGCCGGTAGATGCCGGCGGTCGTGAATGGGCTGGTGTCGGGCCAGTCGATGGTGATCGTGTCGTTCTCTTCGATAGTTGCCTCGAAGTCCAACTCGACGATGTCGCCGGCCGGGTCGTACAGGGTGGTAGCGATGGTGTCGAAGTAGCTGAGGTCGACGGGCTCGTCGTTGCGTTCCGGGTCGATCACGAGCGGCTGGCCGGGGATGTCACCGACGTAGTAGCCCATGGTCTTGCCTTTCTCGTGTGTGGGTGGGGTGGGTGCCGGTAGTGAGGGGATGCACTACCGGCACCCGGCGAGGCGACTCGATCAGACGAGGCGCAGCAGTGTTGCCGTGCCGTCCGCGACGGTCGCGCCGACGGCCGGGGCGGTCGGGGCGGACCCGCCGGAGGTGCCGGCGACCGTGACGCGGTAGACGACGGCCGATACCGTGATGAGGCGTCCGACCGGGTAGGCGGTGCTGTTGGCGCGTGCCGCGGGGGTGCCGACGATCTGCACAGCCTCGGGGCGCACCTGGAAGGACTGGAGGTAACCGTGGATGGCACGGTCCACACCACCCTTGGCGATGTCGAGGGCGTCGATCCAGAGCGGTCCGCCGGCGAGCTCGTCGAGCTCGAGCGCGTAGCTGGCACCGGCGAGGGCGGCCGGCGAGCCGGTGATGCCGTTGTCGCCGTTGACGAGGACAACGTCACCCGCCTTCAGGTCCGAGCGGTCGAGGTTCCAGGAGAACTTGATGAACTCGGGAATCTGCTCGAACGGGGTGTAGTCGATTGCTTCGGCGGCCTCGTCGTTGACGATGACGAATGAGGCGCGGTCGCGACGCTTGTCGGCCTTCGCCCGGTTGACCCGGCGGATGGCCTGCATGACGATGCCGAGGGCTGCGGAGTAGCCGGCCGGGTAGCTTGCGGCCGCGGTGGGGGCGCCGGCCATGGCGATCCAGATGTTGCGGGCGATCTCGTCGGACCAGACCAGGTGGTCTTCCTTGATGAGGGAGAAGAACGCGGCGAGCACTTCCTCGCCGCCGGGAAGGTCGGTGTACTCGCGGGCGATGTCCTCACCGAAGGCGAAGCGGTCCAGGACCGAGGTGAACGGGTCGGTCCAGCCGGTGCCCGATCCGATCGCGGCCTTGTTGCCCGCCCAGTTGCCGGCGGCCGCGTACGAGTCGACCGGCGCACCGGACGTGCCACGGTGGACCTTGTAGCCCTTCTTGCCCTCGGCGGTGATGGCGGTGCCGAGCTTCGCCAGGGGGACGAACTGGCGCTCGTAGGCGATGCCCTGGTCGAGGTGGCCGACCCAGTTGGGCTGGATCGCTGCACCGCCGACGGGCAGCGAGCCGGAGCCGCTGACCTTGATGTCGGACAGGGCCGCCATCAGGGTGCGGGCGACCTGCTCGGGCGAGCCGCCGAGGCCCGCGCTGGAGGCAGCCAGCAGGGTGAGGTCCTCGTCGGTGGCCTGGCGGACCTTGGCGCGGTTCATGGCCGCGAACAGGGTGCGCAGATCGGTGGGGCGGGGAGTGATGGCTGCGGACTTGTTGCCCGCGTTCAGGGTGTTCGGTACCGCGTTCACGGCGGGCTCCTTTTCATCGGTGGGGGGTACTGCCGGGGTGGGCTCCGGCTCTTCGATCACCTCGGTGGTGGTGATCGTGGTCTTGTCGCCGTCGACGACGGTCTTGATGGTGGTGGTCTTGACGTGCTCGACACCGGCCTCGTCGATGAACTTTGCGGAGGTCTTCTCCTCGGTGGTCACCGGCTCAGCGGCGGGCGGCTCTTCGTCGTCGTCGAGCGTGTCGACAGCTGCGGCGAGGAGCGTGGCGGAGGGGAAGGCGGGGGTCTCGACCAGGGCGGCGGCGAAGAGGCGGCCGGCGATGCCCTTGCCGTCCTTGATCTTCACGTCGGCGACCTCGGCGGAGAGGTGCTTGCGCTTGCCGGTGGCGATGTCGTCGAGCGCCTGGTCACCCTCGGGGGTGGTCGCGATCTTGAACGTGGCCACGACGCCGGCGGCCGTGTCGGTGAGGGAGACTGGGGCACCGATCACCTTCTCCCGCTCGTGCTCGGTGTTGAAGCTCATGCCGGTGAGGTCGGCCGGCAGCTCGACGGTGCCGGCCGCGAAGGAGAACTTGCCGAGGTTGCTGCGGCACTCCTCGCCGTAGGGCAGCAGCAGCCCGGTGACGAGGCGTTCGGTGCGGTTCGCGGTCAGGGTGCCCGCGTCGATGATGACGGTGCTCATGGATCAGTCCTCTACTTTCGGCCCGGTGGGGGTGGGCAGGTTGAGCGCTTCGTACATGTCGAAGCGGATGCGTGTGCCGCGGGGCACCACGTCGTCGAGCGATAGCCGGGCGGCGATCGGGTCGGTCCAGAAGGGCAGGTCGAATTCGTAGAAGGCGTTGCGTTCGCCGTCCTTCGTCGAGTAGGTGAGGGAGTCGACGCCGATCGTGCCGTCGAGCATCGCGACCCGTGTGTTCAGGAATGAGCCCACGTCGGTGCGGATCGCGTTGCGGCCCTCGACCATCAACGCTGGTTCGATGTCTCCGAAGACTTCAATGTCAATGCCTTGCGGGGTGGAGCCGATCGCGCCGTTGGGGTTGGTGCGGGCGGCCGCGTAGGCGTCGACGAGTGCTTTGACCCCTGCCTCGTCGAGCTCCTCGGTGCCGTTGCGCTTGAGGTTGATGAGTGGGATGGGGTTGCGTGCCCGGCCCACCCAGGCGTCTTCCACGTCACGCGCACCACGGAGGGTGCGGGCGCCGACGGTGAGGAGTCCTTCGAAGGGGGAGTTGATGAGAATCCAGGCGTCGTCGTCGAGCTCCTGCTCGTCGACGAGGACCTTGCCGTCGGTGATGGTCCACAGCTGCGGCGGGCACCACTCAGCGTTCAGGATCGGCTTGCGACCGTCACCGTCAGCGGCACCGCGCTCGACGAGCCAGAGTGAGCAGCCGTAGAAGATCAGGTCGTCGATAGTCCACGCCATGCGCTCGAGCGGGGTGACGGCGTTGTCGGTGCGGTACAGCCAGGGGAAGTTGGTGGTCACGTCGGTACCTTCGGCACGGATGGCCTTCAGCGGGAACTTGGAGATGGTGGCGACGAGGAGGTTGCGGTTCTTGGAGACGGCGGGGATGGCGATTGCCTGGGTGCGATCCATCGGCCAGTTTTTGAGGGCGTCGTCTCCGAACAGGTCGGAGACGATGACCCCACCGAAGTCGGCGGCTGTCGAGTACGGGGAGGCGACGCCGAGGCGGACGCTGCCGGATGCGACGGCAAAGTTGCGCTTGCCGACGCCGAGCAGCTCGAGGATTCCCATGTGAACAACACTCCGGACGGGAGGCTTCATCTCTGGAATCAGCGGCGTGTTGTCAAATTTTGCGGCGAGCGTTCTGCTCCAGCTGGCGGCGGATCAGGCGTGACTCGGGGTGCACCCGCTCCTCGTGCTCGGCCGCGCGCTGCCGGGCCTCGTCGACGGTCGGATAGTTGGGGGAACGCCAGTGTCCGCAATCGGTGCAGTAGGCAACGACGGAGCTGGGGCTGATGTCCAGGCGGATCGGCATGTCAGGCGCCCATGATCGGGGTGGAGCTCGTCGCCCTGGTGGCGTAGTGCTGGTCCCAGTTGCGCAGCGCTTTCGTGGCGGCGTCGAGTGCGGTGATGTCGTCGCCGGCGTCTCGGATGGTCCAGAGCCAGAGGCCTCGGTCGTTGCGGACCTCGCGGCGGGCGGCGATCGCGACGGCGCTGTCGAGGGCGGGTTGGCCGAAGTGGACGATCTTGCCACGGTGCAGGTCGCGCATGATCTGTACACACCCGGCGGCGGTCTCGGTGTAGGTCTGGACTTTCAGGCGCGGCTTGGGGGTGAGCAGCTGCATTTCGGTTGCGGTGGCTTTGCCCTCGCTGATGTCGTCATAGGCGATCGTTGAGCCGCGGTACGTGCGGGTGAGCTCCTGCCCACGCTTGCCAAGCCATGCGGTCCCGGACTGGTGGGCGACGATCTCGACGTGAGCGACGCCGCGGCTGTTGCGCCAGGCGGCGGCAATGCACGCGACGGAGCCGCCGGGCTTGATGGCCATACCGAACGCGACACGGGCGGGGCGTGCCGGGCGCTTCACCCGGAGGCCGGCTGCCCAGAGCTCGGAGGGGATCACAACACTGCCGGCGGTCTCCGGCCAGAGGGACAGGTATTCGCGAGCCCACTGGGGGCGGGGCATATCGCGGTAGTTCTCGATCATGTCGGGCATGGTGGTGAGGGTGTTCACGCCGGGGTGCACGTCGACCAGGATGCCGAGGGCGGTCGTCTCGTCCTCGACATCGGCCCACTCGAGCGAGGGGTCGGCGGCGTAGTCGATGCCACCTGTCGAGGGGTTGCCGGTTCGGAGCCGCTCGAGGAAAGTCCAGAACGGTCCGATCTTGATTTCGCCGGCGGTGCCGCTGATGATGATCTGGCTGCCGGGGCGGGTGTCCTGGAGGGGCAGGATGCCGGCGAGCAGCGCGTCACCCTCGAGCGGGTCGATCTCCTGGGCTTCGTCGAGCCAGCTGACATCGGCGGCCTTCCCGCGGTAGGCGCTGTGCTCGGGCTTGAGGATCATGAACGAAGAGCCGTTGTCGAAGAGCACACCGGGGCGGGCGTTGCCGATGCGGGTGCGGAAGCCACGACCGGCCTTCACCTGGTGGCCGGCGGGGAACAGGTCACCGCCGAAGAGAGACTCTTGGCGCAGCTGCGCTTTGGGTTTGGTGGTCCGGCCGCGAAGCCACGGGGGAACGTCCTCGTCCTCGGGTGGGGCGATGCGGTCGAGCCCGTCACGGACCCACTCCTCAAGGGCGGCGGTGCCGGCGCTTCCGGTCTGCGCCGAGAAGGTGACCTTGTAGCGGGGACGGCATGCGCAGCGGCCAAGCAGCAGGCACAGGATCGTGGTGGTCTTCGAGGCACGCCGGGGAACCTCGACGACGACGCGCCTATTGCCGGCGTTGATGGCGTCGACCATGAGCAGTTGCTGCGGGTAGATCGGATCGCGCGGCGGGTCCATCGCTCGGAGCGCGTCGACCGCGTCCTGGTCGTCCAGGTCGACGAGCTCGAAGCCCATCATCGAAGCGCCGACGATGAACTCCCGGCGAAGCTCGTACGTTTCGTCGAGGTCCCCGATCCATCGCGGGGCAATCGCCCGCCCCCGGACTTTTTCCCAAAGTGAGGGGAGAAAAGTCGTGCTGCCCACAGGCGGAGCCCCTC